GGAATTCCAGATTCCCGAATTCAGGAAACGATCCTGTCAATCAACCAGTCATTAAACCTGTCAAGGAACCTGTCATAAAGAATCACACCATACCTGATGATTTTACCGTGACTGATGAAATGAAAAACTGGTTTGCAGAAAAAGGCTTCACCTTGGATTTACAGGAAGAGACAGAGGAATTTATTGAATACTGGAAATCAGAGGGCGGCAAAAAGAAAAACTGGCAATTGACCTGGAAGAACCGCATGAGGGATCAGCAAAAAAGGTATGGAGCCAGCAAAGCCAAAAGAGTAACAAAGTCCAGACCTGAAAACTTTGCAAATAAAGATTACGGCGAAACAAAGGTGAATTTCTGATGCGATACAAAAAACAAAAAGTCTTATGCGCAACTCATGGTGAAATGGAAGTTGATGTTCATCTTAGACCTGATGGAACGCCCTGGTGTAAAGCTGAGTGCCCTATTTGCCTAGAAGCTAGAAACAAAAAGCAGCTGGAAGAAGAAAAGCGCATAGAGGCGCAGGAGCGCAAGGAGCAAGCCCTGAAAAACAGGCTTAGTACGCTGGATATCCCGAAGCGCTTCACTACGGCTTCATTCGATAACTACCAGGTGGGGAACAAACAGCAATCAACGTGTCTGAATATTTGCAGAGATTATGCAAGCAGCTTTGAAAAGCATAAAGAGCAAGGCACAAGCTTATTACTGCTAGGCTCAGTCGGTACAGGCAAAACACACCTAGCCTGTTCGATAGGCCGGACTGTAGTTGAAAGCGGTTTTCATGCCCGATATGTGACACTGGCAGAGATAATCGGCAATATTCGCGCTACATGGTCAGGCACACTAACCCGCCGCAGTTCAACATGGGGAATTGAAGAGAAGTTGACGGAAAGAGATGTTCTAGATACCTATGAGCAATGCGACTTGCTTATCATTGACGAAATAGGCGTTCAGTCGGGAACGGATAACGAGAGAAATATTATCTTCGGGATAATAGACGCTCGTTACCGTGAAATGTTGCCGACCATAGCAATATCGAACCTGAATGAATCTGAGGTTGCCAGCCTGATTAGTGAACGTTCTATTGATAGATTAAAGCAAGGTGGCGGCACACTCGCTTTCAATTGGCGAAGTTACCGGGGCGCGGCTTAGTTGCTTTGCCCTAGTTTCATCCTGCAGGCATCTTTAACCCACTCAGAGAAAGCCTGGTTAGTTTTGGCCCTGTCTTCATCAATCTTGAATAGAAGTTCATCTTCAAAACGAATTTGCTTTCTTGTTGAACCTAAGCGTTCAAAACTTTTTTTGTTTTTATCTTGCATTGGTACGTACCACTTTGCTATGTTTATCTGGTACGGACCACTATACATTAACGTTAATTTGCAAACAAACGATGGAGAATAATTGTGGAAGAAGAAACTTTTTTTTCAGTTGTAGAGAACAAGTTGCCATATCGAATTATCAAGACTGGCATTGACTCATTAGGCGAGGCGAGAAAGGTGCTAACGCAAGCACAAAGAGATCTGAGCGATAACATCGACTTAGTTATCAGAAAAGAAACGGTACTCAAGTAGAGGACAACCCCATGACAACATCAATGATCAACAAAGCACTAGAGGCAGAGACAGCCTTTTTAAACGAGCAAAAAGAAAAAAATTTGTGGGTTCGCTACGAAGTAGTACGAGGCGACCAAAAAATCAAAGCTGTTAAATAATAGGAGAAAAAAATGACTGATTTAGTAAAAATTAAACCTAGTGAAGAGCTGGCGGTGGCTCAAAATGCGCTTTCGTCAGTTAAAGAACTGGCGCATACACTTCAAGGTTACATATGGGAAAGCGACGTTAAATTAAACCCCAAGCATGACAGCGTTATTTCAGCGCTTCTCGAGAAAATTAAAAGTGAGGCGGAGGACGCGCTTAGAGTATCAGACTCGGTCAGCTCTAATTAATCTAAGTCTGTAATCAAAGGCTGGTGGATGATGTAACCGCCAGCCCTATGAGCCCACCTTGCAAGGGAGCCCTAAAATAGGGCATCGTCAATAACGGCGTGACTTTTGGCAACAGGGGGTAACGATTCGTTATCCCTAGCTATTTCGCCAGGCAGTAAACAAAACGACACACCAAAGGTCACGTATTTATAGGTCGCAAAGGGTAATGCCGACACCTGTAACCACACCCCTAACGCAATTATTATAATGCTACTCATACCAATTGGTTAACTTCAGTTAACTAATCAGTTAATTTCGACTGTTTTTAAGTCGTATTCAACTAATGACCAAGTAACATACTCGTTCGTAGTGGGAGATCGTGTTTTACGACCCCCCTCGCAGTGAGACCAGATAACGAGCATAAAGCGTAAAATTTGGCTAAATCACATAAAAGCAGCAGTTAATACCAATAAAGCATAAAAAACACCCAATTAATCGTTGATATTGTATCTATATACAGTACTATTGTACTTGCTCACACACGTTGTGAAACGTCGAGCAACATCTTTAAACTCTATATGTAGTTCTGTTACTTCCTGCGCGACGCACGGTAAGTAAAGAGCGGCTTAGGTCTTATGGAGCCTAAGCCGCTCGCCTTTTTAGTTGTTGCTCGAAAGGCATACTTACTTTCAGGATATAATATGAAACACTTACTGGCGTTACGCCAAGCAAAGCAAGAAAAACTAGACAAGATGAACGCGCTTCTTTCTAGTGTCACTTCCGAAAACCGCTCTCTCAACAAAGAAGAGCAATCAACAATCAATACATTCAAGACCGAAGTCAGAAACTTAAATTCCCAAATTGAAGCGGCTGAACTGGTGGTTGATGAAGAACGTAGCTTGATTACAGGCACGAAAGACGAAAAACGCACCAAAGAGCCTTCAAACGCTGAACTACGTAACTTTGTAATGACCGGTGAAGCACGCAGCTTGAGCGCAGGCGTTGCGGCTGATGGTGGCTATACCGTTGTACCAGCACTAGACACAATGATTTACACACTGCTACGTGAACAATCAGTGTTCCGCCAAAATGCTACAGTCGTTCCCATTTCTACCAAAACATACGAAAAACTAGTATCAGTTGGCGGTACTTCTGCTACTTGGGCCAGTGAAGGTGATGATAGAAACGAGACTGACGGGAGCAAGCTTGAAAAAGTTACCTGGTCGCTCAATTCACTTTACGCTTACCCCATGACGACTCAGGAGTTGCTCGATTGGTCGGACTTCGATGTAGCAGGATGGATAACATCAGAAGTTGCAGCGGAAAGCGGCGAAAAAGAAGAAGCAGCATTCTGGAACGGTGACGGAGTTAAAAAGCCTAAAGGTTTACTGACATACACCAAAACCGATGAAGATGACGGTGCAAGAGCATTCGGCACTATTCAAGAAATCGAATCAGCAGCCACCGGCGTGATTGATGGTGATGACTTGATTACTCTTACTCACAAATTAAAACGTGGTTACCGCGCTAATGCGAAGTTCTACATGAACGATGCAACGCAAGAGAAAATCCGCAAACTTAAAGATTCAGACGACAATTACCTGTGGCGTGCGGGTATAGCAGAAGGCCAGCCAAATACATTGTTGGCTAAAATGGTCGAAACGGCCGAAGAACTGCCAGATGATTACATCGTATACGGCGATTTAAGCCGCGCTTACTTTGTGACTGATCATACAAGTGGCGTTCGAATGCTTCGCGATAATGTCACTAAACCAGGCTTCGTAAAAATGTTCACTACGCGCTATGTCGGCGGCGGTTTAGTAGACAGTAACGCGGTGAAGTTCCTCAAGGTCAAAGAAGCCTAAGGTACCACCATGAATATAGAACGCAGAGCCTTACAGGGGCTCGAAATAAAGCGCGGTTTGATAACGGGCCGCGCCGTTGTTTATAACTCGCGTTCTGAGGATTTAGGGGGCTTTGTTGAAGTCATCGCCCCTTATGCCTTTAAAGACGCGCTTAAAAACGACGTGAGAGCGTTAATCGAACACGACCCAGCAAAGATTCTAGGTAGAACCAGCGCTGGCACACTCCGACTAATTGAAGACAGCAATGGAATCTTAGTTGAAATCACGCCACCCAATACACGAACCGCTGATGAATTAATAGAAAGCATTAGCCGTGGTGATATTCAAGGCATGAGCTTCGGCTTTAGCGTTCCCCAGGGTGCTGATGAATGGAATGTGGAGACAGATCCCGCATTGCGTACTGTAAATAAGGCACTGTTACACGAGGTAACGATTACCGCGTTACCAGCTTACAGTGAAACTGATGTAGCAGTAGCAAAACGCTCACTAGAACAGCACACCGCACACAAGCGAATGGACGCAGCGATTGACCGACTAACGCAGTTTATCGAGGTAAATAACTTATGAACTTTCTAAAGAGAATTTTTACCCGTTCTGCTCAAACGCCAGAAGAACTTATGACTTTAATTTCAGGTGGTGGAAAGACGCGCTCAAACGTTGTGGTCAACCCTGACACGGCGCAAGGTCTTCCAGCTGTCTATTGTGCGGTTAACACGATTGCGGATGCTGTATCTAACTTACCGATTCACGTTTACAAGCGAGATAACGAAGGCGAAAAGGAAAGGCAAAGAACGCACATTGTAGAAAGGCTAATGAACATTACGCCAAACGGTTACCAAACCGCGTATGACTTCAAGGTTGCACTTCTGCGCAGCGTGCTTTTAACGGGTAACGGTTATGCTGAAATAGTTTATGACAATGCGGGCCGAGTACAAAAACTGATACCACTTCACCCTAACGAAGTTAGCGTTAAAAAGTTGACTAACCATCGTATAGGTTACCAGGTTACCGCAAACGGCAAACCGCGACCGCTGCAGCAAGAAGAAATCCTTCATATTCGAATAAACTCAGACGATGGTGTAGTAGGTAAAAGCCCTATAACAGTATGTCGCGAGGCGCTTGGCCTTGAACTAGCCGCACAAGAACATGGCTCAGACTTCTTTGCTAACGGTACAAGACCTTTCGGGGCATTGAAGACCGATAAAGCATTAAAGACTGAACAGTTTAAAAACCTTCAAGATGGGCTAGAGAATTTTGCTACACCAGGTAAACGCTTTAGGCCATTAATATTAGAAGGTGGCTTAGAATGGGTGCCTATTCAAATAAGTAATGAAGATGCGGAATGGATAGAGTCAAGAAAGTTTGGTGTAGCTGATATAGCACGGATGTTTAAGATTAGTCCTATATTTATCATGGACTATTCAAACAGCACATACAGCAATTTCAGCGAAGCTTCTAAAGCATTCCTTCAACAAACGCTAAAGCCTTGGTTAACCAATATAGAGCTCGCGTTACTCATGAAGCTGATACCAGAGCGTAATCAAAACATGGTAACCATCGAGTTCGAGACAAAGGATATGCTGAGAACTACAGCCAAAGAGCGCTTTGAAATATATGACATAGCCATTAGAAACGGATTGATGAATCCCGATGAGTGTCGTAGAGCAGAAAACATGGCCCCAAGAGAAGGTGGTAATGAATATAGTCAAAGCTGGCTGCAGCAATCGAAAGCAGCAGAGAGCGCGGAGAATTAGGTTTTATTTTCCGCCAAAGGGGCGGGGGTATTCTGAAGACTAGGGGCTTTTAACACAGTACCGCCGCCCTAGGAAAATTTACGCACCGTCAGTCTCAAAATTTGGAAATCAGAACAATGACAGCACGAAAATCAGCATTAGAACTTGCACTTCAAGGAACAGCCAGAAGTGATCGAGCACCAGCCAAAGTCAAGCAGGACAAGGAATACAGCTTTCCACGTTGCCCGCGTCACATTAAGGGACAGGCCAAATCAGTGTGGCAAGATGTGGCAAAGGAAATGGACAAATACCAGGTGATTACGGGGGCTGACAAAGCCTTATTAGAGCAATACTGCCAGCTTATGAGTCAATTCAGGGCAAGACCGGAAGAGTTCACAGCATCGTTACACGCTCAGCTGAAGGGCCTGGCTAATGATCTTTACCTGACACCGGCCAGCCGGACAAAGCTCTCATTTGAAGAGCCAGACCCAGCAGACGAGCTCAATAAAAAGTATGGCTTATAAAAATCTCGAACACTAAACAACCGTGTATACATAAAAAAGGCCGGTAAAACCGGCCTTTGGAAAAATCTACATTCAAGCTACTTTCTTTTGGGCACTCGCTAAGATTTTATTGATAGCGCGGTCGATTTTCCGCGCTTTAGCGAAAGCTTGCTTGTAAAGAAACTCTCTTTTTAAGTTCTTTTCAATATTTGA